AGCGCCCCAAGAGCTGTAATTGAGATCGTCTGGGTAATTCCTATCGAACCGCCAGATTGAACGCCCACGATGATGTCTGTGATTGAACCGCCGAAAAGAGCTACTGGATCACCGTTGGAATCATTCACAAATACCGTTACGCCCGAATTAATTGTCGGATTAATTCCTGAATCGTCTAGATTAATCAAAGTCAAATTGCAATACCCAGCGATGGCTTGCGTATAGATGTCGTTGCGACCAGAGCCGATATTAAGATTTGCTAAAGCCACATCCTTGTATTCAACGCCATCAATCTCGATGCTCCAAGTTGGAGTCCATAGGCTCATGCGAAAGCGAACCTATTCGCCCCAAGTGTGCCGCGGGCATTGGATCGATTAAGTACATCCACGATTGTGCGGGCTGTACCTTCGGCATCAATCGCACCATTGACGGTGATGTTGAATGTGCTACCCATTCCGCCATTTGGGACGATTGTCCCGTTTGAGCTAGGGACAAACATTTCAGCGCCTTGCTCGCCTACAACATAAGATTTGCCAGCCGATACCGCTCCACCAGCTGCGCGGAATCCACCAAATGCTGAACTGATTGCTCCGCTGATTCCAGAGACGATCGGATTATTTCTAACAAGATCAATCATCTTTTTGATTGCTCCGACAACACTTCCAATTATGTCAAAGAGTTTTTCAAATCCTCTGATTAGACCAGCAACAACTTCAATCACAACTCCGATTGCTATTCCAATTCCTTCAATTGCAATTTTGAAAACCTTGCCCATAAACGGCGCAACATAGTCTTTTAAGAATTTGAACAAAGTAATAAATTCATCTTTATTATCCATCACGGCTTTTTTAATTGTATCAAATGCAGCTTTAAGACCTTCGAGAATAGGAATAAATATTGATTTAGCCACGTCGATATACTTTGAAAATGTAGAAGTCAATCCTTCTTTTCCACCGATTGAGTCAATAAACTTTTGCACAAATGGCACAACTTTATTTACAATTATATCGATCAATGGAGTGATCGCATCTAAGACAAATGCTCCAATTGTTTCTTTACCTTCATCAAAAGCAATTTTAAGACGATCTAATTTTCCTTGAAATGTCTCTGCTTTCTTTGATGCCTGACCTTCAAAGGTGTCTGCTAGTGAAGCCGTGGCAGCGTCAAAATCTTTTGATTTTATGATGCTTTCGTCTATGCCGCCGCCCAATTTTTTAAGAGCTGTGAAATTGCCATCGTGGGCTTTTGCTAAAGCTTCGCTTACGGTTGAAAGATCCTTGCCAGTTCCCGCCGCAATATCTAAAGCAAGGTTTTGAAGATCCTGAGCCTCTTTAACATCTTTCGTCGATCTAACTAGCCGATCTAAAGACGGACGAAGATCATCATCCGTTACGCCAAAGAGTAAAGATGTCTTAAGGATTTGATCTTCAATGGCTGCGATTTGAGCATCAGTCGCGCCAGTAACATTTTCCAAAGAAGTCGCCAGTTTATTTTGCGCAACTTCATCCGCCAGAGCGGATTCAACGCCATCTTTGAGAAGGATTGCGCCATAACCAATTGCAGCTGCTCCAGCTACTGCAAAGGCTGTACCAGCAATCTTTCCGAACTTGCCCATCTTGTCGCCAAAGCCTTTGACTTCATTTTCAGCGCCTTTGACTCCGCGTTTTAATTCGTCAAAATCCGCGTCAAAGGTAATCTTTACTTTTGGAATGCCAGCCATTAGTCGAGCCTCAATTTCTTGACAACATCTTGAACCATTTGAGCATATTCACGCGCAACGATCGGCGTGTAATAGTCCACAGCTGGAGTCATCCAATAGCCGCGCTTGTTGTAAGCGGCTTTAAATCTGTTTGTGTATGCGCGACCAAGACTGTCCACACCTTTGTGAGATCCAAATTCAGATCCCCAAAGCAAAGCACCCGCTGGAGCAGATTGCTGGCGAACCTTTGCACCTTTACCGGACTTTGATTGCTCACCGCCGTATTTGCGACCGACCTTCTTTGTACCACCTACATCGACGCGGATTAGTCGATCGCGCTTTGCAACAATCGATTGCGCTACAAGCTTTGCCTGTGGCGATGGCGCTGATTGGCTAAACATGAAGAGCTGTCCAGCAAGCCGCTTTGATAAAGGCAAAGCGTTCGATCTGATTTCGTCTTGTGTGTCTTTGTCTAACGAATTAAGTAATCGAATTAGATTTCGGAATTCGACAGGTTCGACGGTTATTTCGAACCGCCCCTGTTTGGCTTTACTTGCCATTCCGTTTCTCCAATATCTCGATTGCGGTGTAAATCTGCTCCGCCGTTTCCCACTCTTTCATTGGTATCCCTGTCGCAATTGCGAGTTCAACCAAGATTCGATTTAGGCTTCCGGCGGCGTAGCTTTTGGGCTTTCAGTTTCCTCGGATCGAATATCGTCCACCGTATCGCACCAGATTTCGTATGGCTTAATGGGTTGTCCGCCAAGCTCTCGCTTCTTTGCGTTATATGCCAAGAAGAGAAGATCATCGAGTCCGACATTTTCGCCGAGCTGTGTAACCTTCAAGCCTGTCTTTCGTTCCCACTTTACGAATTCTGGTGTCGATGCGATGAACGACTCCGAGTCCCCTGAGAAGTATGTGATTGTGATCCCTGTTTTCATGCTCCCGATTTCCTATCTCTTAGCTGAATGTTTCGGTTGGTGTTCCCACTACTTGAAATGATAGCGAGACAGTCTGTGCGTCTGGTGCTGAACCGCCGACATTTGGGAATGTTGGCAAAATGTTGCAAGCAAATACAGCGCCAGTTGCAGCTGTAAGTGATGCAGCCAAAGTTGTGTTCGGTGCTGTTTCTGTGGCTGTCCAAAGTGATTCGCAAAGTGAACCGGCTGCGCCCCAGTCTGCAAGCATTTCCACATTGAGAGTCCATGAATCATCGATGGCTTTGTAAGCGCGACCATCGAGTGTCTGATAAGTCTCGATTACATGGTCGCCTTCGAGAGAGACTGTTGTTACTTGTGCGTCGTAATTTACGGTAGCGATCGTCAATACTAGATCGCGTCCGGTGATGACGGTCGTTGGCATAATTACTCCTAGTTGGTTTGAGTGTATTGGGTTGAGAGTTCGATCTCGGACATCAGAATCTCTGAAGCTCCGATCGACATTGGGACAGGATTCGACACGCTTCCCACCGTGTAACCTGACGGAATAACCGCCAGAATGCTAATAATCAGCTTCTCGATGTTATCGAGCGCCGAAGCGTTGGAGTACATAGCGACTCCGATTGTGATTGAAAGATTGACTTTGACTCTGGTTGAAGTGCCAATCAAATTGGCTTCAAGATAAGGTGTGCTAGGTACGACAGCCGCAAAAGGTACGATCGGCGCTTCGGGTACTGAGTCGTAAGTGTTAGCCGCTACTCCAGCAATTGCCGTCTTGAGTGCGCCGCGGACATTGACTGCGATTGATGAAGCCGTCATGCCAGCATCGCTCCGGTATCCAGAGACTTGCCAAGAATTCCGATGACGCGATTTAAGAGTGAGCGACCCATTCTGTATGGCGTTACTTGAAAATCAACGCCTTCAATCTGCCCACCGGCAGCTGTGATGGATTGGAATACTTCAACGGATACGACGATGATCGCTTCATAAACGGCTGGATTGCTCGCATAGATTGTGGCGGCATCTTTGCCTGAAAGATAAGTGTCTCCGTGTGGAATTACCGCGTTGAAATTAATATCCGCGTTTGTTTTTGCATAAGAAAATTCGTATTCAGTTCCCACAGCTGTAACTGTGTATGTGCCATTGAATGTGGCATCCACGCCAGCGACGACGACGCTTGATCCCACGATGTAATTGTGTGGAGTGTTAGTCGTCAAGGTAGCAACATTTGAAGCGATGCGGCGATCTGTAACAGCTGAAGAGTAAGACACAAGAAGTGGCAAAATCACAAGCTCACTTGTGTCGATTATTTTTGTTAGATATGCGTCATTGTAGAGAGAAGAGCTGACGCCAAGAACCGAACGAAGTTCGGACGGAGTTACTAAAGACATCAGCTCTTCCCTTTCTACTGCTGAGGCGACTCGGGAGCGAACCGCCTCATGATTGATTCTGTCGTAATTACGACTTATTCACGCCGAACGCGCCAGCGCCGATCTTGGTCGCTACTGCACCGAATGAATAAACTCCGACAGTAATTGAACCGTCTGCTGTTGATTCTGCTCTGAGCTGGTAGCTAGGTGATTCGTACCATGTGTACGCGTCTGGGTTGATAATAAGAATTGAATCATCTGTGTCTGTTGTTGCAGCTGTGTTAGCTGTAACAAAGAGATCAAGTCCAGCAACGCGACCACGAAGTGATGTAGGTGTTGCGAGACCAGGTTGGTTCATTGGCTGAGTTACTTCGTTGTAGATCGGACGACCTGAATCATTTAGACCCATGAGATTTGACCATTGTGAAGTATTTACCAAAATGTTGCGAGCAAATGGATTTGCAAGACCCGCTGTTGCAGCGTAAACGCTTGCTGCACCGCGACCGATGAATGCAAGAAGTTCTGCCGCTGTTGGATATGTCGCGATGCCTGTTGCATCTGCTGTTGCACCTGCTACCAAGACGCTGTTTGTGTAAGTGTCTTGCTGCTTAGCCATAGCTGCGACCATATTTGAAAGAAGCTCATTGAAGAAAAGTGGGCTTGTGCGCTGGAGCAACTCAACTGAGAATTTTTGCTGACCCGCGAATTTCTTAACATCGACTGATACAAAAGCTGAGTTCTGATCTGTCTCTGTGAATCCTGCATCTTCGGCGACTGTTCCCACCGCTGGTGCAACTGTGATCTTTGGAATCTCAAAAGTCATACCGGCATCTGGAAGTGTGCCTCGTGAGATCGCATCGATTGATGGACGGACAGTTGTTGAAAGTCCGTTGATTACTTCAGCAAGCTGGCGAGTTGGTACAAGACCAGCGTTGTCTGTTGTGTTGTCTGCTGCGAGTACATACTGACGGGCATTCTCGTCGCCCATCGCTGCCATGATCTTGTTTTCAAGATACTTTGCAGCTGTTACTTCGATGCGTGGCTTTGAATAAGCGACAGACTTAACTGACGCTGTAACTGACTGTGCGGCTTCGACCGTCTCTACGGCTGAAGCGTCATTGACGGTGTTTTCCACTTCGTCTCCTTCTGTTGTTGTTGGTGTTGGTGTTGCTTCTGCTTCTGCGGGTGCAGATTCAGAATCTTCTTCGCCTTCGGTGGCGGCTACTTCAGAGACGCGAGCTGATCGAACGGCTGGCTCTGATACGAGTGCAACGCCAGTCAATTCGCCAGCGAGTACGCGCATCGTCCCATTCTTTTCGTTGATGTAATCATCGACAGCCAATTCAATTGAGAAGCCGTCGCGCAGACCTTCGCTTGCTTCGATAAGCGCGTCATTTCCTGCGGTTGTATTTGCAACCTTGAATGTTGCATTGATGCTCATCTGATCTTCAGACAAAGCAATCGAAAGCGGCTTTGCAATTCTGCGAGTGCGATCGTGTTCAAGATTTAGCAAAACATCTTTTGGCTGGATTGATCCTTTTGCAAATACAACTTTGCCGGTCGATGCGTTCGCTGGCTCTTCGAATGCCACGATGCGTCCGGTGATTGTGCGCGACTCTGAATCTGCCGCGGTGATAGTCATTGGAGTAGTTAGCTTCATCCGATCATGTCCTCTTCTTCTCTGATTTCTTCGGTACTCATCGCACCGATTCGGTTTAGAATTTCGTACACTTGCGCTCTTTCGTAAGGATTGCCGCGCAAGAAATCGTCTAGGTCATAGCGGATGTACTGTGATGCTGGAGTGAAATCCGTAAGGCTGAGCCGTTGCTCGATGATTGTTAGCACCGGACGAATTGAGAAATCAATAAGATCGCGGCGCTGATTTACTGCGTTGGAATAAGTCATCGATGATGGATCAGCTGATGCAAACCATGCCGGCAAGCCGATAGCGCGGCAAAGTTCGAGCGCCAAGTAATTTCTGGCTTCATTCATCTGAAGATTCTTGGGATCGTATCCGATGGTGTCCATCTTGATGTCTGCATTCAAGAATGTAACTGCCTTTGAAGCTTTATTCTTGAAAGCGTTGATTAGTGATGCAACGCGATCTTTTGGAAGCTGTACGCCGTTGCTTGAAAGCACAATCTGTGGAATTGGATTCAAAGCAAAGTCATAGGCAGCCTTCTCGAGTGCGTGAGCTGCGCGGACTGTGCGACCAGCGCGGTTCAGCAATCCTTCTTGCATATTTCCAAAGACGACAAGATCAGATGGGTCGATTGAATAACCATCGACGCGATAAGCATCGATTTCTGTACCAAGTCCGTTGGTCAATACTTCAACGCGCTCTGGCGCAATTCTTTCCATCGCTTGAATTCGTCCGGTGTCCGCATAGCGTGAAAGTACGCGGGCGTAAGCTGCGGGACGAAATAGCAAATCTTCAGCAATCCACGCCCAAAATTCTGCGCCTGTAATTCTTGGATCTGGTTGATGAATTACACGAAAAGATGGGACTGTTTCATTTGTTTCTTTGACTTTTGTTTCAAGTGGCAAAGCTGCAACTGTTGAGCAGATAATTCCTCTTGCGCGAGCTATTACTGGTACGCCCATCGCTTCGGATCGTGTAGCTGATTGACCATAGGCAAAATACGGAGCGCCAAGAGCGTCAATCGAATTGACCGGTGCGAGAGCAGCATCGACATTCACTTCAGCGATTGGCTGTGGTGCTGTGATGAAGAAATCTTTTAGACCCATGCGAGAATTTTAGAGATTCGATACCACTAGCCGATCATAATATCAAGATCCGTCTCTG